TGTCAAAAGCCTTTCAGAAGCAATTGGCCCAACGTGACGCGCAGATAACAGCTATTGAATCGGAGATATCCAGCCTGGCTGGGGCTATGCTGAATCGCATTCTTGACTCAGGAAGCAAGCAGGCGGTTGCTTATGCAGATTGCGCTGACATGGTGGCCAAGTTCGCCAAAAAACTTCGCGAGGGGAAATGATGGCAAGAAAATCACCTCCTCCTCTTCCCAAGCTAAAGCAATTACTTAACTACGATCCGCAAACAGGATTGTTCACCTGGCTGGTAAATCGTGGGAGAAATGGAAATGGTGCGAAAGCTGGCGATGCTGCTGGATACATAGATAAGACCACAGGTTACGTAAAGATACATGTAGACGGCTATTACGGATTAGGGCATCGCCTTGCATGGTACTTCATGACTGGGGAAAACCCTGATGTGATAGACCACATTAACCGAATTCGCCACGACAATAGATTCATAAACCTTCGCACCTGCAGGATGCAGGAAAACCTGTGGAACCTTAGCACATCGCCAAGAAGCAAGAGCGGGGTCAGAAACGTGAGCTGGTGCGCAGCTAAATCAAAATGGCAAATCTGCCTAAAGAAAGATGGAAAGAGTATCCACTTTGGTTACGTAGAAGATCTTGAGCTTGCCGACCCGGTAGCAAAGTCTGCGAGAGAAAAATATTTTGGAGAGTTTGCATGAAGACAAATGAAGAACGGCAGGCGCTGATTGATTACTGCAATACGCGTATTGCTGAATGCGCAACGTATGCCAAAGCCAGAAAGGTAATGGAAATCGCCCTAGCGGCATTAACCGCTGAGCCTGTTGCATTTACAGCGCAAAGCAACATTGATGGATTTGGCGGGGGAGTTGGATATATGTGGCCGCCTGGCAATGAAAAGCCCACTGATGTGGCTCTGTACGCCAATCCAATCGACAACACCGCGCAGCAGTATGAGGCGCTGGCAAAGGAGGCCTAAATGCTAGCAGGCTTCATCCTCCTCATCACCGCTCACTCTCACGCCCTACCAGTTACTGAAACCATCTATCCCACCAAAGCAGAATGCGAAGCCATCAGGTTACGGCTGAATGAGCGCCGACCGCTGGCTCAGTTTGTGTGTGGTGAGGTAAGGAGATAACCCATGAAAGAAACCATGGCATTGATTATGGCTGACGGATTTTTTACCGAAAAACCAAACTTTGTTGAGGTGAGCGACATCATTTCTTACCTGGTGACTCGCGAAAGCTATAGCAGACCCGAAGATGCGGACGGCTCGCCAGTGAAGCAATACGGAATAACCGTGAAGATTGAGATAGAAGAAATCAAATAGGCGCGAAAGCATTTTTTTTATTGCCAAATTTCGGAGAAACAACATGAATTTTGCAGACCCGATTGATGAAGCCGCAGAGCGCGAGCAGCTGCTGATAGATATAGCCCTGAAGAACAGGCCAAAGCCGGGCATGACGTTTACCGGCAAGTGTCACTACTGCGAGGAGCCGATAAGCAAGGGGCATTACTGTGATGCCAGCTGCCGGGAAGACCATGAGCGCGTGCAGTGGGCGCAGAAGCAAAGGAGCGTAGCATGAGTGTTGAATGGAATGGCAGAGGTAAGCCGCCGGCCGGCTGTCTGGTCGAGTTGATGGATGATAGTCAGTCATCAACTTGGGGGAATGTCACCATTAAGTTCTGGGGTGATTCATTTGCTGTCTGGGATGACCATGGCGAAGAGTGTTCGAATAGTCTCTACCATGTTAATGTCCGCCCCATTCGCACCGAAGCTGAGCGCAAGCGTGATGAGGCAATAAGCGCACTTGTTGCCGTCTTGAACGAAGGCACCTCCACTGAAGATGATGATCGGGGCATTTACAGCGCTATAGCCGCCGGCAAAATCCCCCACATCACCCTGAAGTAACCTCTTCCCCCTATTCACTATCGCGCTATGCGTGAGGAGTTGTTATGTCTGATAAAGATGAGTTCAAGCCATGCGAAAGCAGCGGCGTCAGGTATGCATCCAATATCTGCTGGATACTTCGTGATTACCTGCAAAATGGCATACCACGGAAAAACAGCAAGGGTCTGTTTGCTTCGTCACCTGTGCTTATCGACACTGGGGAAAAGCTAGGGGAAAAGGTCTGCTACCACTCAGGAAAAGATAACCCCATTATCCTTAACGTATGTCCCTTTTGTGGCGGAAAGCTTCACTCAGTGAAAGACAAAGAATGATCACCCCACTCCACCTCATCATCACCATCATTGCTTTAGCAATATTCAACTACCTGTAGAGGTCATCTATGGAAGAGCAGGTCTTCACTCGTGAAGAAGCTGCGGCATTCCTGCGCATTGATAAAGGCACCGTTTCTGAGTGGATACGGTCAGGCAGGCTCGCAGCTACGCAGATAAACCCTGATAAAAAGAAAAGTCCCTATCTAATTTGTAAGTCAGACTGTATTGCGGCTCTGAAGAACCCGATCCACAATCGGGCCGTGAATGCGGTTGGTATGCAGGAGGATAAAGCATGTCAATCCAACTCCGTGGGAGTACGTGGCACTGCCACTTCGTTACGCCTGGTGGCAAGCGAATTAGACGGTCTCTTGAAACATCGGACAAAAGGCAGGCTCAGGAACTCTATGACAAGCTGAAGGCGGAAGCCTGGCGCGTTGAGAAACTGGGCGAGTATAAAAGCAGGACGTTTGAAGAAGCCTGCGTGCGCTGGCTCAATGAGAAGCAGTATAAAAAGAGTCTTGATGACGATAAAAGCCGGATCGGATTCTGGCTTCAGCATTTCAAAGGGAAGAACCTGAGTGAAATCACGGAAGATAAAATTCTGGAAGCCGTGGCCGGAATGGTGAACCGCAAGCATCTTCTGAACTGGGAAGCCATGCGGGACAGCAAAATCAGGCAGAGGAAGCCTTTTCCGCCATACAAGGAGAAGCCAGCCGCACAGGCAACAAAAGCAACTCACCTTGCTTTTATCCGGGCTTTGCTTCGTTGCGCGGCCAATGAATGGAAATGGATAGAGAAAGCGCCCAACATTCGGTGCCCGGTGCCGAAGAACAAACGCATCCGCTGGCTGACAAAAGAAGAGGCAAAATCGCTTATCAGGGAGATGCCAGATCACTTCCGGCCGGTTGTTGTGTTTGCCCTGGCTACCGGGTTGCGACGTTCAAACATCGTTAACCTTGAATGGTCGCAAATCGATATGCAGAGGAAGGTTGCATGGATACACCCTGAAGACGCTAAAGCAGGCAGGGCGATTGGGGTCGCCCTTAATGACACGGCCTGCAAGATACTTCGCGATCAGGTTGGGAAACACAAACGCTGGGTATTCGTTCATACGGAATCGTCGGTGCGCCCGGATGGAACCAGAACGCAA